ATCGACAACAGGATCCTCCCCCGCTGGATACTCGCGCTCCACAGGGACGGGAACATCTTCGAGGAGATCAGGTGGGGGAAGATCGACGACGAAGGCTTCGAGCGGTACACGGTCCCGACCCAGCTCTTCCCGATCCCCGCCTCGGAGATGGGGTACAAGTGGAGGAACGAGAGGGGGCAGGAGGTCGAGTGGGCGCAGAGCACGGGCGTCGGCGTGTGGAAGCCGCTGAAGAGAGACAACCTGACCGCGGAGGCGTGGAGGCCCGACGGCTACGACCCGTTCGGAACCCCCATCGTCAGCAGCGTCATCGGCGACGTGGAAGAGCTCTTAAAGTTTGAAACCGACTTCCGCGAGATCATCCGCTGGTACATCAAGCCGCTGTGGCACATCCTCGTGGGGACGCCTGACAAACCCGCGTCCGCCACGCTCCTCCAGGACGTGAAGGACAGCTGGGAGGACAGGGAGCCGAACACGGACCTCATCACCGCCGGAAACATCAAGATCGAGTCGCACGGCGTTGAGTTGCCGGACGTGGAGCAGTACGTCACCTACCACGACAACAAGCTGGTCGACGGCTTACAGTCACCGTTCTCACACATCCTCAGAAGCGCGAACCAGGCGTCGGCGAGCGAGATACGGGCGAACAGCTTCAGCAGGGTCGTCTTCATCCAGCGGTGGCTGAAACGCCAGCTCGAACAGTTCTTCAGAACAATCCTCGCGGTGAACAACATCAAAGCCGAGGTGAAGGTCGTCTTCAAACCCTTACGCTCAATCCCGCTGTTTGATAAAATCAAGCTATTTGTGCAACTCCTCGACCCGCAGGGCGTCCAGCTCAGCGATGAGACGCGCCTTGAAATCGAGAACCAGCTCAGGATGGAACTCCTTGACGTGCCGCGCGATGACACTTTGAAGCAGACAACCCAGCCGATGCCCGGCCAGCAGGGGTTGTTCTCGCGGTTCAGAAGGAGAATTTTGAGAACTCAAACACCAGAACAAGAAGAGGAAAAGACAGAGTCAGAATAAGAAAAGGAGGTTGATGGAAATGTTCCTCAGAAAAGCGAAGAAGTGGATTCAGGGCGCGATAAAGCGGCCTGGAGCGTTGACGGCGAAGGCGAAGCGCGCGGGCAAGTCAGTCTCCGCGTACTGCGCGTCTCTCGGGGAAAACGCTGATCCACGGACGAAGAGGCAGTGCGCCCTCTTCCACACGCTACGGAGAATGGCGAGAAGAAGAAGGTAGGTGAAAGCGAATGCCTTTACCGATGCCGAATACGGACGAGTCTGAACAGGAGTTCGTCTCACGGTGCATGGGAACCGACGTTATGAAGACCGAGTTCCCAGAGCAGAAGCAACGCCTTGCCGTCTGCTACAGCCAGTTCAGGCGCAAGAAGAAGGGCCCAGTCCTGCGGATAGGCGGTCCTCTCCAACTGCGGAAACTGTCAGACGTGGAGAGAATCATCGCGGGCTACGCGAGCACGCCCATCATTGACGAGGAAGGCGACCTCATCTCGCTTGACGCTCTACGAACCGCGTGGCAGCACTTCATCGAAAGCGAGTTTCCCATCATATCAAAAGCTCACGAAGATGTTCCGATAGGCAGGGTTCTCAGAGACTATACAGACCGTTACGGCGTCACGCATACATCAGGTGTTGATGATAAAGGGCTCTACGTGATCGCCAAGTTGAGGGATGACACGAAAACCGCGAATGAGATATGGGAAACAATCAAACAGTGGGGAGGGAGAGGAGCTTTCAGCATCAGCGCAGAGGAACTCACATCTCCGCAGTTCAAGTTCAACGAGGACGGAGACTACTACCGATTCTACGGTCCAAAATCCATCCAGCTTCACGCGATAGGCGTAGGAGAGGAAGGAGTAAACCCTGAAGCGGTATTCCAAATCCTAAAGGCGAAGCCGGTTAAGAAAACCGTTAAGAAATTGAAGATTACGAGGTGAAACCAGTGAGTGAAGAAAAGCAGGAAGTCGTGTTGGACAAGGAGAGCGAAGACAACCTCATCACACGCATAGCAAACGCCCTCAAAGGCGTGGGAAAGAAGGAGGAGGCGGAACCGTCTGAAGATGAAATTCTCGGAGGAATCACCGACCTCATCGACGCCGAGATAGAGAAAAGGGTTGAAGCCAAACTCGCGGAGAAGCCGAAAGAGGAGCCGAAGAAAGAGGAGAAACCGAAGGAAACGCCGCCTACACCCGACGACAAGGACAAGCAGATCGCAGACCTCCAGAAGAAGGTTGAGGAACTTACTAAAAAACAAGCGGAGCCGCAGGCCGTCGTCACGCCGCCGAAGAAGGAGGATCAGGTTTCCGACATCGAGGAAGCCACGGAGGAAGTCGCCAAACACCCGCAGGAGGGCTTCGCAACCATCTTCGAGTCCATGTTCAGCAAGAAGGAGAAGAAGTAACGCTTACTGAACACAGTAAGATTTCTCGTCGACGCAGGGATCGACTATGAACTCTCGACGACACAACAGAAACAGAGAGGATGAAATTTGACAGATCAAGCACCGGAAGTCATCATTACCAGAGACGAAGGCATAGCAGTAGAGATGATCGTCTCCGGGTCAGTCGGCGTATCCCCAAACAGACCGGTCTGCGTCACAGGCAACATGAGAGTTCACCAGATCACCTGCGTCGCTGACAGGTACATCGGCGTCGTGGGAGTAAGCGGCGCGGAAGGAGACCCCATCGCGGTCTACCAGAAAGGCACTGTGAAGGCATACGTCACCGGCACGGTCAGCTGCGGAGACTTACTTATCGCAACGGGTTCATCCACGGCAGCCTCCTTTAAGACGGCGAGCTCAATCGCAGCCGAATCCGGAACCACCTACTGGACGAGCAACATCGGCAACGAACTCATCGCCGCGAAGGCTATGCAGAACGGGGCGGACGGAGAGCCCATCCTCGTTAAACTGCTCTAGGGTGAGCGAAATGCAGCCAACACGACAGTTAAGAAAACTGATCGGCATCGCCAGCAACGTCAACACCGAGATGCTCATCCCCGAAGTCCTCCACGCCGCAGCCATCAAAGCGGTCGACATGAAGCTCATCCTCCAGAAGCTCCCCGGCTTCTGGAACGACAACGACCTTCTGGGAGCGAAGGGGGACACGAAGACCTACCAATTCGACCTGCAAGACACGATGGATGCCGACCTCGTAGCCCCGGGCGCTGAGATCCCGGAGAGCGAGGAACCCTACACGAGCGAGATCACGCTGAAAGTCCGCAAGATCGGCGTCAAACCCATGATAACACGGGAGATGATCGAGGACGGCAGGTTCGACGAGATGGCGCGGCAGACGAACCGCGCGATCTACAAGATGGCGCGGCTCGTAGACAGGGCGTGCGGCAGAGGCATGACGCAGGAGTCAGGGGCCTTCCCCGCGTCCGGCGCGAACTCGGCGCGTCTCACCGACAGGCAGGCGACGGTCGTGGGTAGCGGCTTCACCATCCCCGACGATCTTCTCGCGATGGTTTCGGCGATTGAGAAACTCGACGGCAAGCCAACCGACATCATCATGCACCCCAACTTCTACCCCGGCATCAGGGCGGCAGACTGGTTCGCCCCCAGCGTCGACGTGCAGGAGGGGAGCGCGGGTCTCGCTGGCGCCAACGGGTTCGTGGGAACAGCCTACGACCTCAGATGGTGGCAGAGCAAGAACCTCGCCTACTCGGGCACGCACGTCGCAGGGTCAGGAGTCGTCATCATGTGGGACGCCACGCAGCAACCGTTCGCCTTCCTCAACAAGAGGCCGCTGACGGTCAAGAACATCGTTAACGACGAGAGAGACATAGTCGGAGTCGCCTTCACGCAGCGGTTCAACGTGATGAACGTTGTCCCGTCAGCCGTCGTCTGGGTAACCGGTGTCTACCAAACATACTACAGAGAGTTCAAGGACAGGGCGCTGTAAACCGGCGCTCTCCCCCTTTCTCTCTTAAACCCCCCTTTTTTTTGAAGCGAACTTTTTCACGGTGACTAGCTATGCCCATAAGTTGCCCCACACACCTCAACAAGACGGAGAGGGAGAAGCAGGGAAAAAGGCTGTGGCGCGCCTTCCTGAAAGACCAAGCGAAAGTGCTGAAGATGAAGTCCCGGCGCAGACAGATACAGGGAGGCAAAGGAAAAGAGTACTGGAAGGGCGACGACCCAGAATACCAGACCGACAGGGACGAGTTCGGAGCCTATGACTTCTGGGGAGCCGAATGAGCGTCTACGTCACTGCAAGCGGCGTCTTCACCTATCTCCCAGCGCGGTGCCAGTTGCAGGTTGACACTGGAGCCTACATGATGAAAGCCTGCTTCACGGTGAACGACTTCTCAAACCACGTATGGGCGAGCGGAGACTACGTCGCGATGAGGGCCGCGGAGCTGTACGCGGCAAGTTTCATCGCCGAGACGTGCGGGCTCAAAAACCTCGCCTCCGAGTTGAAAAGTAAGGGACGCACTCTCATCGACGTTTTGAACCTGAAACCCGGGTGGAGGACTCATCATTAAGATTCTCGGTATGAGCGACAGCGGGAACGCGGTGTCAGGCTTCTCCACCGCCATGAACGGCTTGATGAGCGAGCTCGGCAAGCTCGGGAACGAGTGCTTCTACCTCGGGTGGCAGACCTACGGTCAACCCGCCATCCTGAACACGAACCCCCACTACGTGCTGCTCCCAAACTTCGGCGGACACGCCTTCGGGAGAAACTCGCTCCCCTTCCACCTGACGCATATTCAGCCCGACGTTCTGGTCGCGCTGGGCGACTTCTTCATGGTCGGCTACCTCGTCGACTTCCCCCGCGTCATCCCGTACGTTCACTGGTTCCCTATCGACGGCTACCCAATCCCCAGCGACATCGAAAACCTGCTCAGGCGCACGGACGCGAAAGTCTGCTTCAGCAAGTACGCCCTAGACCTCTGCACGAAGGCCGGCATCGAGAACGTGAGCTACATCCCC